ATACAAGGTGGTTTAACTATTAACGGAGTAGATACAACAGGCTCTCTAAATAACTTAAACGCATTCACCGCTTCGCAAGAAACAAATGATACAACATTAGCAAGTGTAACATCGTCATTGAATTCTGAAACTGCATCTTTATTTACTTCTACAAGTTTAAGTTTAATAACTGCATCATTTGATAACGGAACTAGAAACTTAACATTTACAAAAGGAGATACATCTACATTTAGTGTAAACATTCCTGATGTGAGTGGAAGCACTAGTGGATTTGCAACATTAGGAGCAAATACATTTACAGGTAGTCAAACAATATCATCAAGTCTTAATGTTTCGGGAAGTGCAAACTTCGTAGGTGGTGATGTAAATTTCACAGACCAAGGTAGAAATATAAACATAGATGTTGATAGAACAATAATCAAAGGACAAAAACCAACATTGATTTCACAATCATTAGATATACAAAATACATTTACTGCAAGTTTAGCAACTGGATTTACATATGTTGGTAACGCAAGTGGTAGAACTACATTAGTAGCAACATCATCATTTTTAGATGATATCCCATTAACTTCATTGAATGCATTTACTGCATCACAAGATACAAAGAATACTACATTAGGAAACTTAACAGGTAGTTACGCAACAACAGGCTCTAACTCATTTATCGGAAGTCAAAGTATTTCAGGTAGTTTAAGTTTAACAGGTAGTGCATTCGGTAATGTAGTATCAATGAGTGTAACCTCTAATACTGCATCTATGGATTTCAGTAAAGGTAACTACTTTGAATTGAGTGCAAGTGTATCTCCTATTAGAATTGAAGTAAGTAATTTGAAAGGTGGTGTAACATCTACATTAGCATTGAATGGTGTAACATCATCTACAATCAATTGGAGTTCAAATGTATTACAACCATCAGGAAGTGCATATACTGCATCTGTAAGTGGTTCAAATGATATCTTATCGTTTGTAGCATTTAATAGTGGTAAGGTGAATGTAGTATCAACATTAAAAATGATATAATGATATTTCAAAACTTTGGATTTAATAGATTAAAAGTAATAGGTGCAGCACCAGCACCAGCAGGCCCAACTTACCCTGACCAATCATTAGCAACTTGGACAGCAACAGAAAGTGCAGCTTGGTTAGCAGCCGGTGCAACTCAAACAACTGCAAATTTTGGATATTCTTCTACTTCAACAAGAATTGGAAGTTCGTATGCTGGAAGTGCAAAATGGTATGGTGCAGCTTTAGCATCTAATGGTAAGGTATATTGTCCACCATATGATAGTAGAACTGATTGGGCAATAATCAATACTTCTGCAGACACGGTTGCAGTAACAGGTAGTGTTAACAAATATAATTTTGGTGCAAGATATGATAAGATAACAAATCAAGTATTTGCAATGGGTGGTGGTGGAACAAAAATAAATTGTTCAACTGATGCAGCATCTAATATATCAGGCCCAAGTGTATATAATGGTGGTGCAGTTCAGGCATTTGATGGCAATATATTAGTTACTGCCCCATTATATGCGAATAATTTTATTTACACATATAATATATCAACAAACACATCAACCCAAAGAGGTGCAACAGGCGGTGATAGATATCCAATTGGAACATTAGCAGCTAATGGTAAAGTATTTTTCCCTGCAGGTGGCGGAACTCAATTTACTGAATATGACCCTGCAACCAATACTGTAACTAATTTTGGTTCATTTACTGGTGACCATGCAGGAAATATGGTTGCACATTACGATGGATACATTTATTGTTTTCCTAGATTTTCTAATTCTAATGTGATAAGATTAAATCCAGATACGAGAGCAACAACTAACATACATACATTATCAATTAGTCCACAAATTATTTCAACGGATGCTTGTATTGGATTAGATGGTAGAATATATGTGACAAGAGAGAATGGTGGTGTATATTGGTATGACCCATATTCAAATACATCAGGAAACATAACAATGGCAAGTGGTGATACATCATTTGCAGGTATTACAATGGGTGTTAATGGAGATTTATATGTAGCCGCGTGGAGTAGTGCATATTTTCATAAAATTGCATTAACAACAGGAACAGGAGCATCTGCAACACAAATTGTATCTCAATATAACTTTGGTGGTAGAATGGCATGGCAATAATAAAATTAAAAACTAAAAATAACGATTTTTTTAACAAAAGGTGTTTTTACCTTATATAAACAATTAAAATATGAACTCAAAAACAGTATTAAGTAAGATATTAGGACTTTTATCAAAAGAGGAAGTAGAAATGACTTACGCTAAATTAGCTGATGGAACAATTGTAGAGTCTGCAACATTTGATGTTGGTGAAGACTTGTTTGTAGTTTCAGAAGATGGAACAAAATCTCCAGCTCCAAATGGTTTCCACGATTTGATGTTGAAAGACACAGAAGGAAACGAAACTTTATTAAAAGTAAAATCTGAAGACGGTAAAATCGTTGAAAGAGAAAATGTTGAGATGGCTGATGTTGATGCCGATATGGTTAAGACTGAACCTATCCCTGCAGTTGGTAACGAAGACAAAGAGAATGTGATGCCTGACTTAAAAGGTCAAGTAACATCAGGAACTCTAAAAATGGCTGAAGAAACTGATGAGGTAATGCCTTTACCAGAAGATACAGAAGCTGAAGACGAAGCAGGTGAAGATGAAGAAGTTGAAATCAATTTAGGTAAGAAAATGGAAGAAATGGCTTACAGAATTGAAGAAATGGAAAAGAAAATGATGAAGATGGAAGAAGCAATGATGCCACCATTATCATCAGAAGTAGCTCAAGAAGTAGATGGTATTAAAATGGCTGAAGTTGACGAAGAAGAGTTACCTAAATTAGATGGTGCTCCAATTGAAGATGCAAATACTATCACAAAGTTTGAAGCAAATAGAAAAAACTATGGTAAGAAATTACAAGACCCACAGTCTTCTTTCTTATCTAAACTTTATAATTAAAAATATTAAAAAACAAAAAAACGAATTAACATGAACAAAATTCAAAAATTCGCAACTCAACCAGAAATCAACAACTCTACCTACGCAGGTGAAGCAGCTTCTGGATATATCGCAGCAGCGTTATTGAGTGCAAACACATTGGATAAGAAGTTAGTAACGATAATGCCGAATGTAAAATTCAAAAGCGTTATCCAAAAGCTTGAATTATCTTCTTTAATCTCTGATGCATCTTGTGATTTCAATCCAACTGCAACAGCATCTATCTCTGAAAGAGTAATTACTCCTGATGAGTTCCAAGTTAACTTACAATTATGTAAGCAACAATTCGTAGACTCATGGAACGCCTTACAATTAGGTTTCTCTGCGTTTGACGAAATTCCAAAGAACTTCAACGATTTCCTTATCTCTTATGTAGGTGGTAATGTAGCTCAAGCTATTGAACAATCTATTTGGGCAGGTGTAGGTTCAACTAATGGTCAATTTGAAGGTTTCCAAGCTTTATTATCTGCTTCAGTAGCAGTAGGTGGAGCAACGGATGTATTACCTGCAAGATTAACTGGTGGTTCTTCTTCAATCATCTCTGGTAGTGTAACTTCAGCGAATGTAATCCAAAAATTACAATCAATGGTTGATACTATTCCTAACGCTGTTTATGGTAAGCAAGATTTAGTTATCTATGTTCCTACGAATGTAGCTAAAGCTTATCAATTAGCAACTGCTGGTTTAACTTCAACTGGAACTACATTGGCTAATGTTGGTGCTAATGGTTACCAAAATGGATTTGTAATCGGTGAAAAACCATACAACTTCAATGGTATTGATTTAGTATTATGTCCAGGTATGACTGACTCTAAAATGGTAGCAGCACAAAAATCTAACTTATTCTTTGGAACTGGCTTAATGTCTGACCAAAATGAAGTTAAGGTAATTGATATGGCTAACATTGATGGTTCTCAAAATTACAGAATTATCATGAGATACACTGCTGGTGTTCAGTTCGGTATCGGTCAAGACATCGTTTACTACGGAGCTTACTAAAAAATAATTAATATGGGGTGATGAAATACTCACCCCACTATTTAACAAACAAAACTAAAAATTAATAATATGGCTTACACATCAGGACAATGCACAGTTTCAGCTGGTAGACAAGAAGTCTGCAAAGAGTCAGTAGGTGGTTTACAAGGTGTATACTTTATAAACTATTTCACAGGTTCAGCGACTGTCGGTGCAAACGACCAAGTAACTGCATTGGGAAATCCATCAGGTAGTTCGGTATATTATTATGAACTTAAAGGTAACTCTTCTTACACAGAGACTGTTAACTCATCAAGAGATAATGGAACTACATTCTTTCAACAAGAATTGACTTTGAATTTGAAGAAATTAACTAACGAAATGACTACTCAATTAAAGTTGATGGCATACGGTAGACCAAAGATAGTAATTTGGACATTAAATGGTGAAGCATTATTAGTGGGTAACAAAGAAGGAGCAGATGTAACTGCAGGAACTATTCAAACAGGTGGAGCATTAGGTGACCTTTTCGGTTACTCAATCACTCTTACAGGTTTAGAGAAAGAACCGGCTTACTTCTTATCTGGAAGCACAGTAAATAACGCATTCGCTGGTTTAACAACACAACCAACTATCGTTTATGGTTCATAAATAATATTATGACTTAAAATATTAGACCCTACTCAAACGAGTGGGGTTTTTTTATTGTCATAACTATTTTTAGATAAAGTGGTGTTTTTATTATATAAATTATAGATAATGCAGAGTTATTATATCTCACAAAGCAACTCATACACCTTTAGAACCGAACCAACAGCATCTACATTGAATGAATTTACAATGTCTTTGACTGATATGACTACATTGCAAACATTCACTGCCTCAATGACAGATATAACTTATGAAGGATACGAAAGTTATATAGGATTTACTGCAAGTATAAGTGGTGCAATTGTTGCATCAGAATATCGTGCAGTATTATATAACGGAACTCCATCTGGTAGTGCTGATATATGGAGAGGAACAGTTCAAGTATATGCATCTCAAAGTATAGATAAATCCGTATATGAAAACCAAATACCTCCAATCACTTCACACGTAAGTGAAAACAAATACATAATAATGAACTAATATGAAAGGAAAACAAAATTTCGCAATTGTAAATGTAAATAATAATCAACTTCCAATAATTACGGAAGATACGAGAACTCGTTACACATGGATACCATTTGGTGTTTATGGACAAGATGATTTTTTTGATGCAATAATTGCAGCATTCAATGTATCTACTACGAATGCAGCATCTATCGAAGGTATTGCTGATTTAATATTTGGTAAAGGTGTTTATTCTAAAAATGAAGCCTTTAACGAAACATTACAAAAATTAGTTCCACAAGAGGACTTAAAAAGAGTAACATTTGACTTAAAGTTATTTGGTAATGCAGCATTTCAAGTATATTGGGATGATACACATACAAAAATAAAGAAGATGTATCATATTCCAGTGCAAACACTTCGTGCTGAAAAACTATATGGTAATCCAAAGATAGAAAACTATTATTATTGTGTTGATTGGCATGATAACAGAAAGATTAAAGAGAAAAAGAAGATACCTGCATTTGAAACATCAGAAGAGAAGTTAGAAATACTTTACATTAAGAATTATTGTCCAGGTTTATACTATTATTCCCTTCCTGATTGGATTTCATCTTTACAATTAGCAATTTCAGAAGGTGAGATAGCTAATTTACATTACAATAACATTACTAATGGTTTCTTACCGGCAGTAATGATTAACTTCAATAATGGAGTTCCTGCACCTGAAGAAAGAGAAACTATTGAAGATTTAATTCAAGCAAAGTTTACAGGAACGGATAACGCAGGTAGATTTATGTTATCATTCAACGATGACCCTGCAACTAAACCTACAATTGATGTAATTAATGTTGAAAACCTACATGAGAAATACGATTATGTTGCAGATTATG